TATTTTGGAGTATCATCACCAACTAAAAAATAATAATCACTTTCTTTGTACCCTTGTCTTATGATAAGATTGTTGGTTTTTTTTGTCATAAGTTGCGATCTAACTTGTATGCTCTTTCCGTCAATATGTAAATCAGAACCTTTAAAATTATTTACTGAATGTGAAAAGTAGCTGTCCATTTTTTTTGCAAGTGCTTGTTCGCATATAGAACCTGATACTGTCATACCCCATTGTTTATAAATATCAAAAGAAGCTCCATGACCCCAGCTTATATTCTGTCTCATGCTTTCTGTCTGTCGCAAAAGTCCTGTAATAGCAGAAGATAATATTTCTTCCCACTTTAATTCAATCGTTGGATAATCCATATATAGTGCAACCCTTAATTGTTATAACAACATCTTGTATATAACTTATAACAATTATAAAAATAATTGCAAATACTTATTGACATCTATCTTTAAATAGTAAATAAGTTGTCTATGCCAGAAAGGTTTATAGATGAAGCTTGGATCAAAGGGGATTTCAAGAAAGCAACCATATCAGCAAGTCAATCAGGTTTAAGTGATTGGGTTTGGTTTTTAAAATATCCTTTTACTCTGTACGCAAAATTTAAAAAACAAAAACCAAGTATTAGTTTTCATGCAGGAACAAAAGTACACCATTATTTTCAACAAATTATACAAAAAAAAATGAAGATAGAAGATGTGCGACAAGATTTTAATAAATCAATTATAGAAATTGATTTAAGTGAAAAAGAAAAAGCAAAAGCTAATTTTATAAAAGAAAGAATTATTCAATATGTTCAAAATCATATTAACGCACTCATAGAAATATCTAATAACGCACATCTTGATAAATGGAATTGTGAATTATTTTTTAGTGAATGGTATGATGAAAAATATTTTAACAAACAATTAGGTATAGAAACAGAATTATATGTAGATGTTGCCTCTGAATTTTTACAAAAATTATCTGAGCATAAAAATAGATTTGGCTCAGTTTATAAATATAAGGATAAAAAAGGTAATTCTACTTGGAAATGGAGAAAGTCTCAAAAAATTAAATCACCACAATTTACACACTGCATACAAACAGCAGTATATTCAAAATCATTACCCAATTATAAACCTCACTTAGTTTATGCTGATGAGGAAAACTACACCATATTTAATGAAGATAACTGTTATGAATTAAGTTCAGCAGGATTAAAATATTTCTTTAATAAATATATTCAGATCAACGTAAGAAGACAAGAAATGTTAAGAATGGCAGATGGGGATATAAGAAAGTTAGCCATGATGATTGGGGTTGATTGGTCTGAAATAAGAAATAGAGAAAACAATCCCATACTTAACACTATACAAGATGAAGACATACAAAAACTGGAGGAGTTTTATGATGGTCTGTGATGGTATTTCACCAGAAGATATAAAAAGAATTATAAACAGTAGGGTTCTTGAAAAGTTAATTAAGGACAAAGCTAAAGAAGTTTATGATGATGAAAAACAAAAAGAAAAAGAAGAAATAACTGGTAATGCGAAAGGAAAGGAAGGAACAATTTGACTAAAAACATTTATCAAAAATTAAAATCTGCTTCAGAAGAAGCAAGGATGGTTAAAAAAACACAAAAAAAAGGTGGAATGAATTTTAATCCATTGGAGCATGACGCAGTACAAGGTGTTGCTATGGAAGCTTTAATTAAAAATGGTTTATATCCATACTGCACTTATAAAGATTTCAACATACAAGATATGTTTGTGCAAACGACTTGTAAGATGACTATTGTAGATGTAGATAACCCAAAATCTTTTATAGAAATTGAAACTCATGCTCTTGCAAAGACAGATAAATATGGTTCAGGAAACTGTATGTCTTACGCAAGAAAGTATGCTTTTTTAAATGCTCTGAATTTAAGAACAGGCATGAAAGATGATGAGGTTGAAGCAAAGGATAGTGAAGATGGTTATAATGCTGACCCATTATATAAAGCAACAAAAAAAGAAGTAAATACAACAAAGAGAAAAATTTCTTCAGATAATAAAATTGAAGCTATTGAGTTTCATTTATCATCTGAGAAACCTGATTTAACCACTACCAAAAAATTGATAATGGAATTTAAATCAGACAATAAAAATGACTATGATGATTTTATCAAAAGCGAAATAGGTAAAAGACTTATAGTTTGTGAAAATAAGCTAACAAAACTCAAAACAAATAGGAGATAACATGGGTGATTTCGTACTGAAAGAAGGAACAGGATATATGAACAGGGATAATGAAAACCCTGATAAATTCTGGGGTTCATTTAAAGTAGATAAAGACTACAAAAAAGGTGAACAAATAAACTTAACAGAATACATCAATCGTAAAGATGATGGTAAAGAAGTTCATAAATTACAAGTTAGAAAACCAAAAGTATAATTTGTAATAGGGGTGCTGGGTCATTTTTTCCTCCCTATTCGAATCGGTAAAAAAATCAGCACCCTTTATTATGAAAACTTTTTTCTTGTATTTGTTTTTTATGACATCAGAAACAAGCTATGACTTTTACAAGATAAAAGTAAAAGACTTTACGACTTGCCAAGATGCTTTAGAAAAATATACAAGCATTAGTTATGATGATGGAGTTATGTATAAAAACAAAAGAATATTTATGTATTATTGTAAAACAAAGGATGGAAAATGGGCAAAGACGACAATATTAAATGGATTGATATAGGAACTAAATTAACAAAAGAACTATTAAAAAGAAAACAAAAGGAATATGGCGACTTTGAAAGTAATGCTTACATTGTAGCAAAATTTATTAAGTCAGTATTAGAGGTTGTAAATAAACAAAAATTAAAAGTACCTATAACCATATTACCTCAACTTATGATTGTGTTAAAACTTACAAGAACCATAGAAGATGGTAGTAAAGCAACACTTCATAAGCCTGACACATTTGCAGACATCAAGGGTTATTGTGATTTATTAGATGATATGGTTAAGCAAATAGAGAAAGATGAGAATGGGAAATAAAGTATTTTATAGTCCAAAAATTAAAAAGATAATTGACTTTATGATAGAATATCATAGGAAAGAACAAGCATATCCTAGACTAATTGAGATTGGAGAAGCTTTAAATTTATCTAAACAAAGGATTGGTATTCTAATGAAAAATGCTGTTAAGCTTGGCTTGGTCAAAGAGATGGATGTCTTTATGAGAAAATACCATTTGACTAAATCTATTAAAAGTAGTAAATTTAAAGTCAATAATTACTATGAGTTGTAATAAGTTAACAACTTATGAAGTTGTGGTAGTTGTTGAAGAAAAATTCGCTAGTGTTGAGAACGCAGTGGATAACAAAGACGCAATAGGAGAACCTGTTGCTAAAGTTGTTAGTAAAAGGTTCTTGAAGTCTAACATTAAGTTGGAGGATAAACATGGACTACGATCCAAAGAGGGTAAGGGAAGCTCAGGAAAGACTGGATAGAGCAGTTAAGGTAATGCAGAAAGCTAAAGCTCTTGTTCAGAAAAAGAAAAATCAGATTGCTGTAATTAGTAATCAAATTTTATCTGAGCAAAATAAACAAATTAGAATTTCAAGCTAGAAAGAGATTCTAAAAAAAAGGCAAACTAGAAGAAAGGAGAACTATCGCTATGGCAAAATGTCAAGATAGTAAAGAAACAATCATCAGTCAGCATATAGGTAAAAAAATAAGAAGAAGAAGAATTGAGTTAGAGATGACTCAAACTGATCTTGGAAATCATTTACCTACAAGCTTTCAACAAATTCAAAAATATGAGAAAGGAACTAATGCTGTGTCATCACCAAAGCTATTATATTTATCATTAGCTTTAAAAGTTCCAGTATCTTATTTCTTTGAAGGATTTGATATTGTTAAAGGTGTAAGTAATATTGCTTATAAAGATAATCCACCAGAACTGCATAGAGGTAATCAGGTAAAAAATGCAAAGTATTATCCTGATCCACAAGCAGTTGAAGATCAAGTCATTATAGAAAAGTTAGAAAAAATAATTTAATTAATAGAAGTTAGGGGTGTCCTAAGAATAAGGTACTACCCCTAACTCAAGGTATGTACCTAAACTATATTAGGTTTCTTTTTTAGGTTCAACTTCTAATTGTCTCTCCTCATCATCCTTTTTCATACAAAAATAATGAGCAGGTTCTTTAGTAGCAAAGATTACAAAAGGTTCATCAGAAACAATCATCTTATTGCAGTATTTACAAAGACCAATATCTCTTATAATCCTTGTATTTTTTTTCCAAGTCTTTTTACGTCTTGGCATACTTTATTCCCTCCAACAACCCAGCTTAATCATTAAGCTACACCTAGTATTTTTTCTTCTTCTTGTTTTTTTTGTTCTTCTTTTTAGGGCGACCTCTTTTTGACCCATAAGTACCTTTACCTTTTGGCATTTTTATCTCCTTTTTTATGTTTTCCCATATACCATTCAGAAGGTTCATAATCCCATTTTTTTCCATGATGACCCCTAATGTCGGCATATAACATTCTGGCTTTTACTAATAATTTTAATAAATTTCTTACCATTGAATATATCCTTCTCCTTTATTCTTTATCAAAGATTGCTTTCTATTGCCAGATTTTTTGTAAGATACATGAATCCATCCAGAATCAGGAACACCAGAGATGTAGTATTCACTTATGAGTTGATCAAAGTCAAAGTTGTTTTTTATATGTGATGCAACTTCTCTATTATCAAATCCTGCTATTTCAAAATCAACAGCCTCTCCTTTGCAGTGTTGAGATTGCCTTGAAGATTTAATTGCCTCTGATAATTCAGGACTGCGAAATCCAGATGTAATAGTTATAGGTCTGGACTCATAATATTCCCTTAATGGTTCTAATATGTTCTCACATATCGCCTTAAGGTTTTCTATCTGTTCCTCATTGGGGATATTATTTATCCCCATTCTTAAAGCTGTTGATGATTTAATCATTTCTTCAAGACTAAAGTGTTGTGATAATTGTGTCATGCCATCCTTTTTGTTGGTTCGTTTCCATCATAATAACATTTAAATTTAATTACAATCTCATGTTGAGAAACTTCTGATCTTCCAAGTTCTTCTGTTTTTTTTCTAGCTTCTTCATATCCTGCAATTACACAGTCATAATAAGTGTCATGGTGATCAAGAAAATGTGGCTTCATACATTCTCCAGCAATTTGACTACACATAATCATAATTAAAGCTACCTTCATAATTTTTCTTCTATTATTTTTTTAGTCTTTTTAAAATCAGACAATTTGTCTTCTAGCTCTTTTAATTTTTTGTTTGCTTTTTCTAAATCTTCATTAGCATATTCTAGCTTTTGTAAACATCTTTTATTAGCAGAATCTTTGCTTTTATTCTGATCTTCAAGTTCATCAACTTGTTGTTTGAGTATTCGGACTTGATCTTTATACTCATTAATAATCTCTCTACTTGTGTCAGACATAAGTTTTGATTTTATTTATTTTTTCTTGAAAGTAGATACACCTTTTATACCCAGTATTGTACTAAAAGCACCTACCACAAGAGCTTGATAGAACATTGGTAAATTAGAAAACTTATCAAAGAAAATATCTATCTTCGCTTGAATGTCAGGATCGTCACTAAAGACCGACCAAGCAAGTAAAAGCAGGGGAATTGAAATAAGGATAAGACAAAATTCATCTTTTAAATCTCCTCTATGAGAATCAATAACAGCTTTTTTATATTCTACTTCACCATTAGCCATTTTCTCAGCTAACTTAAGTTCAGCAACTGATTCTAATTCTTTTGTTCTTCTTCTATTAGAAGCAATAGACATACCTGTCTTGATGATGCCTGGCACTAATTTAGCTGCAATATTCATCCACATATATTACTTATAAAAGTCTTTGAATAACCAATCAACGTATTTTTTCCACATTTTTTTAATAAAACGCATAATATTTTACTCCTTTTTTTATGGTTTATATAGGTCATAAGTTAATGTTAGTTCTTGGTTTGCTTTAATATCCTTTTCTGTTTTTAAAAACCACTTATTGTTATGCTTTCTTTTAATGCAATTAGACTCATCAGCATGATTAATAAATCCTCCTAATGGAGTTCTAATAAGATCATTTTCAATCTCTATATGTGTCATACCTATTGTAGTATCTTTTGGTATTTCAGTAAGACTAAATAAACCTAAACCATGCACTTCAGATTTTTTTATTGTTAAATAAAATGGTAATGGTTTATATTTAATCATCTTCTTTACAGGTGCAGGTATCACAAGTACAAAGTCCATACTCATCTGAATGAAGACCATCTTCACAATGACAATTATGATAACATTTTTTACATTTCATTTTAATCACTCTTTGAAATTCTTATAATTTTTCCATCTTTTACTTCTGCTTTTACTTTAGTGCAAACATAACTTACTCTTGCACCACTATTTCTAGTTGCAATTCTTTTTTTCTCTAAACATTTACTTATAGTTGGCATAAGTGTGTGTTCTTTAAGAACAGCAGGTTCACCTAAAAACATCAATAAAGCAATTACTGTATTCATAAAACTTTACCTTTATTTCTTCCTTCTTTAACTACATATTTTTGTGTGCCATTAGCACCTATCTCAACTTCTTGTCTTAATATCTTAAACATATTCATTTGTTTAACATCTTCCCATCTTTGTTGAGTATATTTAATTACTTTTTTTTGTATTCTATTCATTAGTGATTACCATTCATTTTTTTCTGCAACATATCTATCTGTTCTTTAAGGTGATCTATGTTTACTTTATTATATCTACTTGCCTGTATTTCTTTTTCTATACTTTCAATCTGTTTTGCAAGGTGTTCAATAAGCATATACATTTCTAAATTCTTAGGTTCTTGTTCTGCTTTTTTAAGAAGATCAGCTTGAAATAAAGTGTCTGCTGTTTCTAATTTATTTAATCTTTCTTCTACACCAAAGTAAGCCCAAACTCCAAGAGCTACTGCACCTATAATTGCTACCAAATTTCTTATAGGCAAACTTATATTTGTACTGTCATTAATCTTCATAGTTAATCATCAAAAGTCTTATGCCTAATCTTTTTTGCTCCTTAGTTGCTGTCCTATGTATTTTATAAGAACCTTTAGGTTTATTCTTTAACATCTTACCTTTAGCTCTTTTACGATATGTAATTGTCTTAATATCTAAAAGCTGTATTTTACCATTTTTATCTACAATCACAATATCAAAAGGACAAGTAGGGTCGCAACTTTTTGCTACATAATAACCAGCTTTAGTAAGCTTTGCTATAGTATCATATTCTCCAACAGTTCCTTTGATGGATGTTTGTTTGCCTTTTAAGACAGAAGATTTACGACTAAGTTTATTAGACCACTTAGACTTATTGTTACAGCTACCCATAGAAGTTTATAGATTGTACTTA